ATTTACAGAACTATTACATCTAGAAAATTTCAATAAATTTAACTATGGAGTATATTATTATAATAATATGAAGATACAGATTTTAAAAGAGTGTGCAGGTAATAATCCTTATGATTCACATAATATATATAATAACCTTAGAATTTTTAATAATCGGGATATAAGCTGGGATTATACTACACATTCATTCAAATCAAGTTAGCGGGTTTAAAATTGACTATCTAACCCTAATTTAGACAGGCACAATGGAGACTGAAGCATTCTTTCAAGAAAAAGTATACCTCACTCCCAAGGACCTCCGTAATGACATTGAATCCGTCGACGACATTCTTCTTGAGAAGCTCAAGGAGCGCCTTGAGCAGAGATGCTCCCCAAATGGCTATGTGCTACCTGGCAGCCTAGAGATTCTAACAAGATCCACTGGCATGGTGGATTCTGGGCGATTCTCTGGTGATTGGGCATTCCTGGTGAAGGCTAAGGGTCGTGTTCTGCATCCGCCTGAGGGGACCATGGTGGAGGTGGAGGTGCTCAAGTCAAATAAGATGGGTATCTATGCAGTCTACGAGAATGCAATTAGGCTCATGGTTCCTCGTGACTTGCATCTGGGCGATGAGGAGTTTGATAGTCTGAAGGTAGGTGACCGAATCAACGTGGAGATTCAGAAGTCGAGGTTTCAGCTGAGAGACCCGTTCATCGTGAGTGTGGGTATCTTTAGGGGCGCTGGTTCTGCGACACAAGTTAGACCTTTAGCACAGGCACAGAATACCACAAGTTCTAATGAGATGCCTGAGCTACTTCGCGAAGAGGGTGCAGAGGGCGCAGAGGAAGAGGGTGCAGAGGGCGCAGAGGAAGAGGGCGCGGAGGAAGAGGAGGAAGAGGAGGCAACCAAAGAGTAGAATGGCTGACGATTATGAGCAGCGTAAAGAATTCTCTAAAGAGATAAATAGCCTATCAAGACCCGAACTTGAGGAGGTCTATCGTATTCTAAAGCGTGAAGGAGGTGCACATAGTGAGAATTCCAATGGTATATTTTTTGATATCGCCAGTCTTCCGGCCCCAGTATTTCAGGCACTCTGGAAATTTCTCAAGTTCTGCAAGTCGAATGCAAAAGATCTCGAGGAAAGAACAAATCTCATTCACACCATGACTACTGAGCATTAAATGGTCTAAAGCCTCATCTAGGCTAAAGCCCTTGCGCAATATACATATAATATGAGTGAAGTTCCAAAATCTCTCATCCAGTTGTGTGAAACACATCCGGATGGTAAATTTTCTGTTAAACGGCAGGGCACCTCGAGTAAAAAGGGCATAGCCACTGATGCACAAGACCAAGTGCCTAAGTGGAATCTGACCACGCATTCCATTTCACCCAAGCACCCCCTGGCCGCATGGATGTGGCTCAAGGACTCACTCTTCCGTGTATCTCCAGATGCTCTGAGACAGCGTCTCATTCTGGATGCAACTACCGAGTGGCAGGAACGCTGCTCTACACTCGATTTCCCTCGTATCCTCAGCAAGAAGAAGGCCCTCGAGGGGTTCGGCTCCCAGAAACCTGAGATCCAGCAAGCCAAGGCCGCCATGATTGCTATGGAGCGTTATACCCAGGATAATCCACTACTCTGGATCTTATATAATGAGAAGGAGAAGAAGGTTTCTTTTCTGGATGATAAGGCCTTTCCTCGTGAGGGCGGCTACAAGCAAATCTGGATTCTGCGCGAACCCTATTGGGATTCCTTATGGGATGCCAGCGAGTGGTCCTCGGATGCCCTAGTGCAGTGGTTAGAGGAGCAGGAGGAGCATGGATTCAAGGTTGAGTGGCCTCTAGAGCCTGCAACCGCAACAATGAAAACCATGACCGCCGAATATGAGGCAATGCAGCACAGAGCAGCTGGTCTTTCTAAGGATGTGTTACGTCAGAACTTGGGAAGAGCTAAGGCAATGAGGAAGCTTTTATCATAGGCACTTGGCATTAAGTATTAATTTCATTAATTGAGGAAGCCTTTTGCAGTTCATCATTAACCTTTATCATATTCGGTTCAACACCATATACATTCCATTCATCAAACTTGTGGACATATTGTTCATCAACCGCATCAAACATATAACGTAGCCATGGTAGAATCTTAGTCTTGATTGCACCATGTCTGACGACGTAGGCAAAGGTTCCAACATTCGGTGCCTTCTCTCCAGGCCGTGCACTACGAAGTTTCTTTACTCCAGGTGCCACATCCTTACCAGTAATATCCCAGATACCCAGGTAAATGATGTCCCAGTCAGCCGGAATTAGCTGACGTTTTTCTTCCCAAGCTTGTAAGAATCCCTCAGGGATTACAATGTCGTCATCGAGGATAAGATGGCCAGCTGAATTAGAAAAGGGTTGCTCAGACAAATGAGTCAAGAGCCTCCGCGTGGAAATGAAACATCCAACGACTCCCAGATTCACAAGACGTTCATTTTTCTTATCATGTCTATCTGGTTTAACGAGAGCATGGCCAACACCAAGTTCTCTTAAGTCTTCATACGGAATGTCCTTGCCATAGGTCGCTGGCCATCGTTCAATTGGTAGGCCTGCTGCAGCAGCAGATTTCATCAGAGTTTCCCAGCGTTTCTTATCTTTATCCAGGTTCATTGCATGGGTAGATTGAATGGTTGGTCTAGAAAAATTCCACGATGACATGAAATAAAGAATTATTAAGACTACTAAGGCTATTAAGCCATATATCATATATTGCTTATTAATCTTCATTTACCTCTATTGTAATTTAATAATTTTATACACCTAAAGTTGAAACCCAAACCCAAAGCAGATAGATCACACCATGGATATACGTAAGGCTGAGTTTGACCAGTTGAAGCGTCTTGCTCAGGAATGGCTTGATCACCCCGAGCAGGAGCTGGAAGCTACCTTTACTCTAGGAGGCCCTGGAGGTCAAGATGGCCAAGTGAACTCCACCACATTTGCAGCAATTGCAAAGAGACTGAAGAATCGAGGTTACACTTCTGTAACCCAGGAAGACAAGTTAAACATCATCACACCCAAGCATGTGCGTATTACCCTCAGCGGTCTAGGAGTAATACAACAATATTGTCGTGATGATCGCCTCTCAGGCAGGACGTTTTCCGCCATGATCAAAGACCGAACTGCCCAGAATGCCACTCTTGACCTGGAGGAGTATGGAGTCCGCATCAAGGCCCGCCGTGAGCGCGAGTTAGGTGACAAGGATCCAGATGTCGCTGAGCTCCTGGATCAGTGGAAGGTTCAGCAGAAGGCATTCCGACTTCTCCGGCGCTGGACATTTCGCGGGGACGGGATCAGATTCGATTTGTCCATGGTCCGGCAGACCAAGAGGAACCTCCGTGGGGAATTCCGGTGGCAAACGAAATTCACGCAAAATGATATTTCCAAAGAAGTTCCAATTTACGAAGTGGAAGTTGAGCTCGAACGGAAAGTTGGGGATACTCCGGATTCTGCAATTCAAAGATTTGTAAAGGGAATTGGTGAAATTCTCAGAGGAATCCAAAAGTGTCCTTTGCTGATACGGGAATCTGTGAAGCGCCAGGTTTTCGCTGGTTACAAGGGTCTCACAAAGACCGATAAATTTCGTGGAGTTTCAACGAGAACCCTGGAACTTGCAAATATGGTGAGTCTCGTGGAGCCTGGCACTCCAAATATTCGCGAGGGATACAATGTTACAGATAAGGCCGACGGTCTCAGAACAATGGGGTATGTGAATGAGACCGGTCACCTCTATCTCATTGATAGTGGCCCCAATGTCTACGAGACAGGCCTGGAAGTGGAGAAGTGTGCAAATTCCTTGGTGGATGGAGAGTGGATTACCAAGAATTCAGCAAATGAGGCAATTCATCAATACTTGATCTTCGATATTTACTTTGCTCCTGGTGGCCGAGATGTCCATGGTCTCCCCTTTTACAATCAGGATTCTCCCACGGCACCTCAGAGATACAATGAGATGCGACAATGGGAGAAGCTGTGGAATGCAGCTCCTGGGCCAAAGGAGACCGTGGCTCTAACTCCCAAGACAAAACTTCTGGTTAGCACGAAAAAGTTCTTGTTTGCAAAAGCCGGCGAAATCTTTGGACAGGCTGCGAAGATTCTGGATACTCCCAGAATTTACGAAACGGACGGTCTCATTTTCACAAAGAATTCAGTTCCACTTCCTGAGAACCCCCAGGGCGATTTCATGGAGCAGATGAAGTGGAAGCCTCCTCATGATAACACGATTGATTTCCTCGTTGTCACTGAGAAAGTCGCTGATACCACAATGGATGCAATTCACAATGGATTTCACCCGACTTCAGGGAAAGAGATCCGCTACAAGGTTCTCAGGCTCCACGTTGGCTTTCGTGGAAATCCTGGAAAGCTGAAGGTGGACCCTAGGGAGATTGTTCTTCAAGTGCAACCTCTCAAGCCCGAGCTTGGTCCTGGAGCGAATGTCTATCGTCCCGTTCTCTTCCAGCCCGAGGACTTTCCTGATGACAAGGCAAATGTGTGTTATGTGGAGGTCAAGACCGATGTTGAGACTGGTGACGAATATGCGTATTGTGAGCACTCTAATGAGCCTATCACTGACAAGAGTATTGTGGAGATTTCCTATGATGCATCCAGACCCGCTGGATGGCGCTGGGTCCCCAAGCTGGTGCGCAAGGATAAGACTGAGCGTCTGATGAAGGGTGAGCTAGGTCGCACCCTGAATTCCAATCAGACCGCCCAGAGTATCTGGAATTCCATTCATGAGCCTGTGACTCTCAGCATGGTTCGCACTGGCGCCGAGCAACCCAATATGACCGAGGTTGTCGCTGTGAGCACTATTGAGCGTGAGAGAGCTGCAATTACCCAGAAATACGCCGACCGCACAGCTTCAGAGCAGGATATGAATCGCGTTGGCCCCCTGCGTGATTTTCACAATAAGTTCATCAAGGAGTCGATTCTATACAATGGTGTGATGAAGAAGGGTGGACTAGGTCTTATTGATCTGGGAATGGGCCTGGCCCAGGATATCCAGAAGTGGCGTCGTGTGAATGCTGGGGCAGTTCTGGGCATTGATATTGCTGGTGACAGCATTAATAATCCGAATCATGGTGCCTACCAGCGTCTCTATTCGACCATGTTGCGCAATGGGCGTGATAAGGTTCTGCCGATGGTGTTTGCAGTGGGCGATGCTTCAAAGAACATGCGCAGCGGTGAGGCCGGTGCAACGGTGGATGATAAGGCTATCTTGCAGGCTGTTCTGGGTCGCACGGCCCCTGAGGGCGTAGTGCCACCTTACGTGCGTGATGAGATGTCGAACAGATTCAAGATGGGGGCAGATGTAATCAGTTGTATGTTCGCAACTCATTACTTCTTTGAGACAGCCGAGAAGTTCGGTGGATTCCTACAGAATATCGCTGATAACTTGAAGATTGGTGGATTCTTCATTGGTTGTTGCTTTGATGGTGAGCGGACCTTTGACTTTCTGCGTGGTCGTGATGCTCGTGTGGGTGAGGAGGGTGGGACAACACTGTGGAAGATTACCAAGCGTTATGAGGCAGACGAAATTCCTGCAGGCGATGATGCCTTTGGGATGCCAGTAGACGTGGAGTTCATCAGTATTGGCATGCCTCACAGGGAGTATCTGGTGCCCTTCAAGCTACTCCAGGACAAGCTGGCCACCATTGGCTTGGAGCTGTGTTCAAAGGAGGAGCTGGCGGCTCTTGGCTTGGCAAAGAGCACTGAGCTCTTTGAGGAGAGTCACAAGGCAGCGGCGAAGGCGGGTCGTAAGTTTCCGATGACGCCGGCAGTTGCACAGTTCTCCTTCTTGAACAGGTGGTTTGTCTTCAGAAGAAAGAATGAGGTTGGGGAGGTGAGGGAGCCTGTAAGCGCAGCTGGGCCTTCGCCTGTAAGCGCAGCTGGGCCTTCGCCTGTAAGCGCAGCTGGGCCTGCAAATGCAGCTGTGCCTGTAAGCGCAGCTACCGTGGCTGTAAAGAAGCCAGGAGCATCATCATCTTCCTCAGCCTACGTGTCACCTGAGGAAGCCGAGGAGGAGGGCAATATTGTCACTGCTGCTAATGTGACAGGCAATGCTACAGCCCGCAAGCAATATGACGCTGCCGCTGTCCTACAGTTTGAGCTCGAATCAGCCCCTATTGACAAGCTCCGCATCGGCGACAAGTTAGCCCAGCGCTGGCTAGCTCCTGGATCTCCTTTCCCTATCAATGATCCTGACCCAAGGTCCCAGGGTGAGATCTACCCATCCATGGAGCATTTCCTTGCTGGCATGAAATACAAGGTGGCTACGGACAAGCCATCTCTCGCCCAGAGTCTCTTTGGCTCCCAGGGCACCATTCATCAGAAGTTTCTCAGACAGAAGCAGGCAGAGATTGGTGTAGGTGCAGGTGCTAAGCCTCTGACAGAGGCTCGTGAGGCAGCTTTGCTCGTTGAGGAGATGAAGGAGATTCATGCTGAGTCCAGGCAGGCCGCTATGAAGAAGTGGAAGGCGAAGTTTGATGAGCCTAAGTGGGATTCAGTGAAGGATGAGCTTCTGGAGAATGCGGTGCAGCAGCGTTGGACTAAGGATGCCCGGTTTCATAAGATTGTGGAGGCCGCAAAGCAGCAGGGCAAGTATCTGCTCTTCTTCACTGGCTCTGCCTCTAGTGAATATGGTGGTAAGAGAACAAAGGAGGGTTATTTGGAGGGTGAGAATAAGCTGGGCAAGGCGATAATGAAGGTCGCGGGGTTTGAGTAAAATCTAAATACTAATTATGAGTTCTCCTGAGTGGAATTGTAGTGATTGCACATATGGCCCTATGCCATGTTCTGTAAAAATTTGCGAACTTTGTCAGAATCCACAGAAAACAGGTGATTGCCCGAATCCTGACCCATCGGGTCTTCCGCGCCACCCACCACCCCCTAAGGTGAACGTATCAAAGGGAATCGCTGTAGGACGTAAGCCGCATACTGCGCGTAAAAGTGGGGGTAGTAGGCATCACAAGAGAAATAATAAGTCTAGAAAATATAAAAGAAAGCATAAATAAAGTCTTAGATACGTGCTACACATACTTCTGCATCAATGCGATTTGCAGTATCTCCTCCATCATACACGCTATTTGATGTATCATATGTATTAATATAGAATTGTCCATTTTTTACAGGAATTCCACCTGTTCCCAATGAACGCGATCCATATACTAGTTGAACCTTTGTCATTACAAACGCAGTCTGACCACCAACTGAAAAAACTATTTTTTTACCCATATCACGAAATAAGGTTCCCTTAACAATTCCATTGCTAGTTGCAGTATTTGTTCCATCATCGTATACTATAGATGGATTGTTAGTAATAATTCTAAAAATACTTAATAAATTTTGGTATGTTCCAGTGGAAAATAGTGTTCCATCAAAAGAATATTTGATATTTGCAGGGATAAGTTTTAATGCGACCTTAATATCATTCTCGGTCAGACCAAAAAAATGGATTTGTGCATCCGGATGTATGAGAATATATGTTCCATTGAAATTTGCCTGTGGAGAAAACTGTTTTGTAATACTACTCATCTATATATTACTTATATTATAAAAATTGATCATGTTATTTCACCATAACTCAGTCATACATATATGCCTGAGCCATGGCAGACACTTGGATTTCTGAATGCCCATCCGAGGGATAAGGAGGTTCGCTTCGTAGAAAAGACTCACACATACTATGTGAAAGGCTCTTCCAAGGGCATTGTTTCTACAACTGGATTCGTGCATTCCTTCTTTCCCCATTTTGACCCTGATGCTGCTCTGAAGGCAATGCGCAAGTCAGCCAAGTGGGCTACGAATCCACTCAATGGCAAAACAGACGAGGAAATTAAGGCCATTTGGTCTGATTCGGGTAAGGAGGCCTCAGGCAAGGGAACTGCAATGCATCTGGCGATTGAGCAACACTTGAATGGTGCTCTAAACCATATTCCTGAGGATGTTAAGGCCACGCCAGAGTGGCTCTATTACATGAACTTCTATACTGATATCAAGGATAGCTTAGAGCCCTACAGAACTGAGTGGGAGGTATGGGACGAGGAGCATAAGCTTACTGGTAGCATCGACATGATTTTCAAGCGGAAGGATGGCGCCTTTGCGGTCTATGATTGGAAGCGATCCAAGGAAATCAAGAAGGATAATTCCTTTGAGAAGGGTCTGGGGCCTGCAAGCCATTTGCCGAATTCCAATTTCTGGCATTATACTCTGCAGCTCAACGTTTACAGGTGGTTTCTTCAGAAGCACTATGGTCTGAAGGTAGTGGAACTTTGTATTGTTATCTTTCATCCTAACAATACAAATTACCAGATGTTTCAACTAGATATCTTGGATAAGGAGATTGAGGGGATGCTGGATGCGCGTAAGCGCTCCATTGCAATGGGTTCGAAGAATCCGGTGGAATTCAAGCCGATTGAGTGCCTCTTGGATGATTAAGCAAGCTTTTTAGAAAAAAGCTAGTATAAACTATTTTTGCTAGCTTTTTTCTAAAAAGCTTCTTAAACCGTAAAAAACATTTTTACCCGTGCATTAATTACAGATCTGCATTGAGGACACTTGGCATTTCTACTTCTATCAATATCTGAGCAGCCCTTGCAATATGTGTGGCCACATGGAACTAAAACAGTATTTACTTCATTCTCAAAACAAATGGGACACATTTTTTTCTGAGCATCCTCGGGTTTCACAATCTCATCTAATCCAGCCATAATAACCTTGCGTAGAGAATTTAGTTTCTCAGTAATCTTTCCAAGCTCCGCATTTTTTTCTGCAATCTTCTTTTCGAGTTCTTCATTTACCTTAGTTTTAATTGAGAGCATTTCCCTTTGGAGATCAGTATATCGTATAAGTAGTCCTTCAACTGCATCCGGATTATGAATTTCGCACATATTCTTGAGGCCCTGGAATCCAGTTTCCAGTTTCACAATAGATTCCTGCAGATCCTTTTTCTGGTCTGTATATAATTCTATAAATTTACCAGCCTCCTTAAAATCAGATTTAAGTTTCTTAAATAAGGAGGCAGTCTGTAAATTCTTATTTGTCAGAAGTTCCTCTTCGGATAAGGGTGCACCATGGCTATCGCCTGGCCATGTTACGGGTGCTAACCTTTCTTGAAGAAGATCTGTATAGGCAGATTGAATTGTATTAGGTTCTACTACGTCTATTAAATTCCCTAGGCCTCCAAATGCTACGAAAGTAAGTAATTGTTCTTCGTAGTTATTCATTATAGTATATCTAAGGCTGTGCCTTTATATGGAAGGCTGTGCCTTTATATGGAAGGCTATGCCTTTATATGGAAGGCACTGGTTCAAATTGGTCTTCAAATGTCTTGGGACCTTCAGCCTCCGTAGCAATCCATTCTGCTCTTAGTTTTTCCCACCAAGAATTCCAGTCTGCAGAACCTTCTGGGATAATTAACTGGTCACCGCTTCTCTGAGCTTCTTGTCTAATAGTGAGTCTTGGCACCTTTCTGCTAAATATTTCCTCACGTTTAGAGGCATAGCGAATTAGCTCATCTACAAGGCGTAGATAGAGCATTCTAGGCACATTGATTACACTGCCATTTGGCGATATGGATGCAGGAGTATGGATGCTGCACTTGTTTTGCCCTTGCCCTTGGCCACTAGTAACCCACTTACATCTTCCACTACATGCTGACTCGGGCTGGGTTACACAGTCCACACGTAAGAATCCCAGCTCGGTTTTCTGACCTTCCTCCTTTGGTTCCAGCCATCCAGTGACCTTAGCTTCTAATAAGATATCAAGGCGTTTTCTTTTCTCAAAGAGGGGTAAATCATTGCGCTTCAGAATCTCCTCGAGCTTCTCGCGGATTTCTCGCCCTGCAGATGGCCTGGCTAACCAGGATGCAAAGCTGAGACGTAGATGTTGATAAACATCCTCAATCTCATCTTGAATACTAGATGTCTCTAATCTAATATAACTTCCCTCCTTTGGATCCTTGACTCCAGCATGCTCAAAGGCTGCCTCTCTTGTCTTGGAATCGTAGGCAATTGTCTTATTATTATCCCACTCCCACATTTCAATTGGCTCAGGCTTATCTAGGCCTTCAGGCGGCGCTCCAGGCGCTTTAGCAGGAATCACAAATTTGTTTCGTAATTCAACACCAACTACTATGTCGTCCTGGGTTCTCAGACGTCTTGGTGCATATGCGGCAGAAAAGGGTCTGAATTTCTCCATAACAACCTTTCTGTAGAATTCCACAATTACATCGGCGGCTGCAGGCTTGAAATCGTCCCAATCGAAAAATGTATTCCTATTCAAATGCATGGATCCATCATCTGAGACTGGAATAGAAATCATTTCTGATGAATCATCGACCTTGTAAGCCACTCCAACCATGTGGTTGTAGGAATCGCGAATAATTGCATTTGGCTGTGCAATACTGATTCCCTTTATCAGACTACTGGCTCCAATTAAGGCGTAGGGGTCAAATCCGAACTGACTGGTAAAGGGTCCACGCTTATTTGAACAATTATCAAAGAATTCCTGGACTCTCTTCTCAACAACGGGTGGCCAAGGTCGCTCGGATTGTTGAAAGAACATCTTAGGCCTATGACGACTTCCAGCTGCAGTAGTTACACCGTCGACATAGATGAGAGGTTCCCAGCCATAGTTCTTATAGATTTTCTTATCAGTATATTTTTCTCTAGTTACCTTGGTATAATGAACTAGAAAGGCAATATTCGATTGTTTTTGCTCTTCGGTAATAGGATATGGAGGACTTCTTACCTTTTCGAATTTAATTTCCTTCTTGAATTCAGTCTTTTCACCCTTCTTTATTGTTACTTCTTCAATGGATACTTCCAGAATAATTAGTAACAGTCCTCTCTTAAGTGCAAATCCTGGTTCAGCAAGCGCCTGATATAGAAGACGATAATCTTTTTTCTGTTCATGGTTCTCCATGTAATCCTTGAAACACTCGTAGGAATTCATTAATCGTTCAATTGCTGGAATATTTGTGCTCGAAAGTTTATCTACACCAAGTTGTTGAGATGCCCAGGATCGCATCTCATTTTGTTTCCTCGTTGACGGTTTCAAGTGAAATTCATTCACAAGATTGCCGCTATTCATTTGGAGAAAACGTTTTGGAGTAATGGCTGTGTCAAAGTATGTATCTATGACCTTTCTTGCATTTCCCTTATCAAAGAGAATTGGCACAAGGGCCGAGAGAAAGGAACGATTCAGATCAGTATTATCTACGCCGAGGCGTAAAAAACCCTTGGCAGTTGGCTTTAGTTTTCTGACAATATCGCGGGCTGCGAATTTATCGGAGGTGGAATCCTGTTCAAAATAGAGGTCGAGGGCTTCTGGTAGGAGACCAATTTGTGGACCTGATTTAGGATCAGATGCTACGCCTGGTTTGGGAATCACAATTTCTAGAGGAATACGGGATGCGTCGACGATGATTTTTACGCTGACACCCTGGATTACTCGGAAGAAATCTGGTTCGTAGGAACTGTCTAATGCAGGCCTTGGACCCTCTTGAGCTTCAGGACCTTGCTCTAGAGTTTCTTGTTGACCTTCTTCGGATTCTTCTAAAAGAGGAGCAAGTATTGGCTGTTGCAGTTTGGCTTTCTTTAGTTTAATAGGTGGACGTTTCCCCATTATGGTATCTGCTAATGGTTGAGCTAGAGCTTCTTCTTCCTCAGGGGATACATAGGCAGAAGCCGATGAGGACGCTCCTGGAGCTTTAGCAGGAGGCGCTGGTGCAGCAGCAGGCGCAGCCACAGGAGGCGCTGGTGCAGCTGGACGAGCAGTGAGAGGACGAGCAGCAGGAGGCGCAGCCACAGCAGGAGGCGCAGCCACAGCAGGAGGCGCAGCAGGAGCAGCCGCAGCAGCAGGAGCAGCAGCAGGTGCAGCACGAGCAGGAGCCGCTCTTTTACCTTCCGCCTTACTTATTGGCCTCAAGCCAAGGCGAATAAATTCCTCATTATTATCACTGGTAAATCGCTCATTGGGGTCTGCAAAGCAACAGGGCAACGACATTCCACTAGGATTCTTCTTCTTTTCAAGAAATCCAACATAGATTTGCCTCTCAGTCTCAGAGCCAGGGCGAGTCTTACGTTGTAAAACTGTCATATTGGGGTCGCGATCAGAATCCTTGTCAAATGCATCAGGATCAACTAGGATTCCTCTGCAAAAGGGACATGAATTCGCGGGTTTAGCTACCCCCTTGCGATCTACAGTAGACTTGAAATCCTTATAACGAACCATTAGGCGATCACGCACGCAAAAGAGACGAGGGCAGAAATAATAGTTGACACGCTTGGCCTTGGATCCATATTTCACCAGGGTTATAATTTCCTTGTTTTCTTCACTTGGAAATTCCTTACCATCAATTGTTCCTGAGGCATTTTCATCGGTCTTTGGCTGTCTCTTTGGAAATTTCCTGGAAGAAGCATCGTCAGGATATACAATGAATTCTATGTCATCATCCTCCTCATATATTGTCTTCATTTCTGCAAATTCATCCTTATCTAAGACAATTGGCTGACGAGATTCATTGGCTGCACAGTGGCTCACATAACCACGTTCTCCTGTGCCGGCAGTTGGATAATTGAATACGTCGGCATCTGCTATTTTTAGTTTATCAATATAGTATTTCTTTACCTTGATTGCCTTATCGTCGGTTGGTTTCTTGAATGCTTCGGCTGCTTTTACATCTTCTTCGGTCATACCTGGAGGAATTACGAGGGTTGCCTTTTTTCCAGGTCCACCGCCTCTTCTTCTCATAAATTCAGGAATATTCTCATTATCTGGGAAAGAAAATTCTTCTTCAGCTTCTTCAGGAGCCTCAGCCTCACCTTCAGCTTCAGCTTCAGCCTCAGGAGCAGCTTCAGGAGCAGCCTCAGGAGTAGCCTCAGCTTCAGGAGCAGGTTCAAGAGCAGCTTCAGTAGCAGCTTCAGGAGCAGCCACTGCAGGGGCAGCTGCATCTGATATGGTAGCCCTAGCTTCGCTTTGAGCTTCAGCAGCTTGCTCCGCTTTAGCAATTCGTTCAGCCTCAGCAGTCTGATATTTTGCAGCTTCTTCTTCTGCAGCCTTAGCTACTTCACGATCCTTTTTACTCAATGGCCTTGGATTTACCCAGGCCTTATCTTCAGGAGCAGGTTTCCATGCAGCCTGCATCTTTTGTAATTCCTGGGCCTTAGCTGCATTATTTGCAGCTCCTAGACCTCTTTCTGATTCAGGAACCTCTTGGCCTAGAGATGCATAATGTTCGGCGATTAGTGCATTTGTTTCTTGGCCTGAAGTAACTGGTATAGCCGCAGGCAAAGCCGCAGGTATAGCCGCAGGTATAGCCGCAGGCAAAGCCGCAGGCAAAGGCGCAGCAGCATCTCTAGCAGCTGCTAATTTCGTGTATTCCCCTGCAAATTTTTTAAGGTTTTCTTCAGAGACATTATTAAATTCTTGTGACAATCCTTGTTCACTTTCTACAGTTGCCTCGGGTAAAGCCGAAGGTAAAGCCGAAGGTAAAGCCGAAGGTAAAGCTGAAGGTACAAGGGTCTTCTTTAGTTTTAATTTCCTTGTTTTATTTTTCTTAGGTAAAGTAGCTTCAGGGGCAGGAGGTTCAGGGGCAGGAGGTTCAGGGGCAGGAGGTTCGGGGGCAGCCGCTTCGCTTGGAAGAGCGATTGTAACTTGTTTCTTTACTTTTATTTTCCTTGTTGTATTTTTATTAGGTAAAGCCGAAGGTAAAGCCGAAGGTAAAGCCGAAGGTAAAGCCGAAGGTAAAGCTGAGGGTAAAGGAGCAGCGACGCTTCCTTTCTTACTAAGTTTAATTGTTCTTGGTTTCTTAATAGCTTCAGCGGGAGCTTCAGCGGGAGCTTCAGCAGGAGCTTCAGCGGGAGCTTCAGCGGGAGCTTCAGCGGGAGCTTCAGCAGGAGCTTCAGCAGGAGCTTCAGCAGGAGCTTCAGCAGGCATTTGAACAGGAATCACTTGAGGACTTGACTCTGGAATAGCCCCCTTTGAAGCAACAAATGTCCGTGCATTCATAAACTCAGGTATTTCTCCTAGATCTTCATCATGTTCATCAACTGCGGATTCTGCTCCAACTTCTAGGCCATCTACTGCAGGAGTTCCTGCTCTCACAATTGGCTCTGGTTTTTCTTGAACAACTTGTGAAGGTAAAGTTTCTTCTGCTGCAGCATGTTCCCAAGGCATATAGACAGGTGAAGGAACATATGGAGCTATAGGAGCAGCCGGTGCACGAATGGTTAAAGAAGGAGCCGCAGCAGCAGCTGCAGCTGCTGCTGGTCTAGTAGCTAATGGAGAAGGAGGAGTATTTGCTAAACTGAGAGTAGGAGCTCTAGCTGCAGGAGGTTTGGCTGCGCTTGTAGCTACGCCTCTAGCTACGCCTGCAGCCACGCCTGTAGCCATACCAGGAGCCACTGTAAGAACCATGGGTCTCACTGTCGCCTTCGGAGCAACGAACCGATCCGCCGGCGCCGTTAATAAAATTCCAAGAAGATTCGTAATTGTCTGATATACTTCAAAACTCTCTGCCCTATAGATGTGTGCAGTATAGGTCGGATGTTGCGCGTGAATTGCAATATCCACTCCAGGATTCTTATTCAGAATATAATCCTTTGTCTCAGGAATTGCCAAGACATATTCGTTTTTCTGAGCCAGCCATGAGACCACTTGCTTCCTGGCTTCCGTAAGAGGAATCTGGAATTCATCTGCAACCCTCGGCGCCCAGGTTTCCTCGTTCGTTTCACCCGCCAGTATTTCACTACTGGATAGCTGTGTCAGAAATGCAAAGATACGATCCTCACTAGAAAAATTACTGACACCCTTAAATCTCAACATTACCAGAGGTTGTTCATCTGGTAGCGGAGGAATAGACTGAAAGATAGATGCAAAATTCTTCAGGCGTTTCTGTATTACTGCACGTGTAATAGGCGCATCTTCCCTATTTATGCGAATCTTGAGAACAACGTCTATTTGAGCCAGTGATGGATTCTGGGTAGCATAGGGTAAATCACCGAGTGCCGATGCAAGAATCTCAGGCGTAGATTCCAGGTCACTTAGCGGATCTAAGAGTCTCTTTTGTTTCGGTGGCTGAATAAGTAAGTCGGAAGTTCCATCATTCCATACTCTCATTGTGGCATAGAGAGGTAAATCATAGGATTCATTTATGGCGATCTTCATATACATACAATCCTTGCCCACATCTGGGTTCTTATCTTGTTTCCATGTCATTAAAATATTAGGGTCAACCAAGTCAGGAATAGGTAGGCTTCCCTTTACGTGAATTTTAGTCAGGGGTTGTCCAGATCCAGGAAAAAATCGCATATAGGGCATTCCATGTGTAACACGTGTTCCAAAGAATAAGATAGCAGGACCTTCCCACCCTGCCGGCGCATTATTCCATGCCCATCTCATGAATTTTACTCCATCCAGTTTGGGAAGCTGTAGTTCCCCTTCCAAGGTTGTAACTAATTCATCTAAATAGTGAATTTCATTGAGTGCAAGAGCCGTCTGATTTGCCTGTGCCACAATAATGGGTGTAATTGCTGAAGCTCCGCTGCTATCAGGTAAATCCGAAGGATCTAGGTAAGGAAAATAGGGAACAATGCGCCCATAGACATCACGCTCTCCTAGAGGTCTTGGCCCAACAATACGATCCACTAAATCCGTATAGAGGAATACATGAATTTCTGGAATTTGTTTCCCTTTATCTAATTCGAAAATGTCGTTCAGTGTCATTCTCACACGATTCAGTTTTCCAACGGATTTCTGGCTACCTGCAGAATCAACAAAGCGTTCATCTGGGGGGCCTGTCATTAACTCCTGGGGTGGGGGGAGGACAAAGGAATGTTCATTTCCACTACCACTCATTCCCTTCCACACGAGCTCAATTGGCTTGTAGTTTTCGGAATCGGTCTCCTTTTTTCCAAGGAAAACAAGTGAGGGCGAGAATGCTGGATCTCTTTGGCCCTTACCTATCTGAGTAGTATTCCATAAGGCCAGTTTGACTTCATATAAGGTGAACCATCTTGGAAATGGACCCAGTGTCATAGAAGACGTCGTTGGCGTTGATTGACCGGGACTGAAACGGTGTATTTTTAATGTTAAGGTTTGATCTATAAATCCCTCCATTAATTGAGGTTCAAGGAGGGATTTGAATTGTGATCCTAGATCCAGTGACATCTATCGTCATGTGTTAATTTTAGCTAGTATGCTTCTCGCATACAATTTATCTAAGGGTTCCTATTTGTAGAGGATTTCCAGTATTTGGACTATCCTTGGATGCATCATATTTAGGTTGATCTGTGATTTTTTCGCCGCAATATGTCACAGGATGTGCACGAAAATCTTGATACTTGTAGATTTCAATAGCTTCTGCTTCTCTTAGAAGCCATCCAAAGTTATTCCAGAATTCTGGTCCATGGCTTGCATAATTTGGAGAAGTAATTACATGACCCATTTCATGTAGGGCAACAAAGACCATGATATTTTCATCAACGAGTGATTCTTTTTCTTCATCGCGTTGTCTCAAGCAAAGGTGTATACTGTCACCCTTGTTTACACTGTATGAAATATGTTCTGAATCTGGAGTTGCTTCATAGAAACGTTTTGGATCTGCTTCGAATTTCTCATTTAGCTGGATTATCTGAGGCTTACCGGGATATCTTTGCCGGAGGACAGTAATGAGCTTCTGTAGTTTAGCTCTTACACGTGCTAGTAAGTCAGCAGCCTGTTGTTTATCTGGCATATCACGAACATTGTATTGAAGACCATCAACCTTACTACGCACTTGAACAATGGGATAGCTTGATGTTGCATTGTGAATCATTCCCCAGACACCTGATATTAGGGTATCCATTCTAAACCAATATAAGATCTTAGAGAGATCTTATATGCGTTTATAAATTGGCTTTTTGCACGCTTGGGCTTTTTGCACGCTTGGGCTTTTTGCACGCTTTATAGGCGAAGCCGTGAAATGGCTTACGCGATCTCGAACCTCGCAGAGGTTTGTCATGATTGCCTAATTTATTAGGCAATCTCGAGAGAGCGCCTGTTGGTATCAGGCTCAATGGTGCTCTGGTTGAACACAGACACCGCCACCTGGGGGTTAGGGGGCTCAGAGCGCAGCTGGTAGTTGGCATTACGCATGCTCTGGCCAACCGTGTTGATGCCAATGAGAGCACCCGCGCTTAGAAAGTTCTTGCCCTTCAGGGAGCCAGTGCCCATGGGGTTCTGCTGAGACCACACACTGTTCTGGTCCTTGGGTAGCAGCTCACCAGGGGTTAGCTGGTCACGGGGGTAGCAACCCTCGGGCTTCTCAGAATCGCCAAAGGCAGCAGGGCCCTCCATACCACCATGATTGGCGAAGCCCTCCGCTCTGTTAGGATTGCGCATTACTGCATTGACCATCGCGGGACCAGATGCACCGGGGAAATCGGCGGGCTGATTTCCAAGAGATGCAGGAGAAAGTGTTGCCATGAATCCATCCTTACGACGTAAAAGCCCACCTAGAGAAGGATCAATGAGGTATACCGCGAATAAGACAACTGCCACGGCAACTAAACCTAATACAATGTCACGAGTTGATACACCTGCCATTTATTCTGTTAGCATTGTATAAAAAAGATAACATTTATTCATCTTCAGAATCGGAATCCGGAGGCATTCGGCCAGTAGCCTCGAAATATTGCATACGAATCTGCTCTGCCTCAACACGGGCCTTGGCAGCCCGGAGACGCGTTAATAAATATTCCTCTTGTGATTGTTGAGAATCATCTACAAGTTCAACGGGAGGTAACTCGGATTCGGCAACCTCCACTTCATCTCCATCCGAGGATCCTTCAGAATCGGAATCAAAGGCGATCTGTGGACTTGATACCACGTGGACGGCCGGGTTCCATACAAGTGTAATTTGCTTAGGAGTTAAAAGAAGGGTATTTAGCAGCGCGGCATTCTCAGAATACTTGGCAAGCCGTAAAAAGGTATGTCTCACACGTTTCATTAATTGATCGTGAGATGGGAGTTTAGTAAACCAATTTCCAGATGCACCTTCATCAATTAATTTATGAATAATATCATCTGTCACATTTTCAACTGTGTCAAGATCATTAAATGTAGTGCTTCCATTTGTATCCTTTTTGATTAAGACCTGGGTAGTTTCAGAAACAACTGGTAGCAGATTAATTACATAATGACTATTGGTTTGATCCCATACAGGAGGATTAAAGCTCATTCTCTGCGTTTCCCTAGTAATTCAAGTTTAAATGGGCATTGTTAGATATGTCATCTCCACCCGGGACAATGGTTAATATGTTAATGGATCGTATTGTTCAAAAAATTCAAGAACCAACGAATCGTGAGAAGATTCAGAAGCAAGTGGTGGATCCGTTATTTAAATATATTCTTAATTACATGTTTCCCTACATTGCATTTATCTGCATAATATTTTTAATGATACTATTAATGTCTATTACAAGTGTTGTCTTGCTTGTTTTGAAATTATATACGCCTATGACAATGGCTAGTATGACTAGTATGGCTACTCCTATGGCTACGCCTATGGCAATGGCTACGCCTATGGCAATGGCTACGCCTATGGCAATGGCTACGCCTATAGCCGCGTTAGCAGAATCTCTTATAAATACCACGCCCTAATAAATGAATCAAGAAGCTCTTGCACAT